AACTTATTATACCAATAATTTAGTTTTAGACAGAGGAAATGTAGCAATTGGAACTGAAACGCCTGACCAAACAGGATATGGTTATAAAGTTTTAACTGTAATGGGTGGTACTACTGCGGGTTATGCGGGTACTATAGAACTACTGGCGCCAAGCGTTGATGCCGAAGGGCAAAACTATGGTATACTTTCTTTTGGTGCAGGCGGTACACGAACTGCAATGATAAGTGCTAATAGACAAGCCGCTAACAATGCCGGTAATTTGCGATTTTGGACTGCTCCCGGAGGTGCCGGTATTCAAGAAAGAATGAGGATAGATAAAGACGGTAACGTAATTATTGGAAACACAAATGTTGATAATCCAAACTCATTAGATAAAGTTTTAGAAATAGAACACGGAGGTTCTGTTGGATTGATATTAAATGATTCAAGAGATACTCCTATTGGATTAGAAAATAGAGGCGCTGTATTTCATTTAACACATAATACAAATTCAAGATTAGTTGTTTTGGGTGCTTCCGGCAACGTCGGGATTGGGACGACTTCGCCTAGCTCAAAGCTTCAAGTTGGTGATGGAACAACTAATGTTAACGTGAAAGTGTTTGGGTCTGCAACATCAGGAATACAGATTCATACGGCTTCAGGGAATATAGCATCATTAGAACAATATTTTGGAGATGAAGGTTCTTTATGGTTACGCAAAGGTGCAACAACTAAAGTATTAGTTAGAGCTGATGGTGATTCATATTTTAACGGCGGCAACGTCGGGATCGGAACGAATTCGCCTTCAAGAGAATTAGATATACAAGCGTCTAGTGGTTGGGCTGAAATAGCATTAAGAGGAAATACAGGTGGTGGAGGTAGTTTAGAGTTTTGGACTAACACAACTAAAAGAGCTGAAATATTTGCTGACACAGAAGATATAGTATTTAGAAATACGCCTACTAATCAAGAAAGAATGCGTATAACATCTGGGGGGTATGTTGCAATTCCTAATGATAGCGGTAGTTTTTCAGGGGCCGCAAGTTTGATTTTAACAAAAAAATCAAGCGTACCTTATATCCAATATCAATATTCGGGTACAAGTACTAGTTTTAGATTAGAAATGGATGAATATGTAACCGCTGGAAATGTTAGGCAATATTTTCAACAAACTAATGGGGGTGTTTCAAATGGGTTTTCAATGACGTTTAATACCGGTAGTGTAATATTTGGAGATTTAGAAGTCGCTAGTGCTACTCAAAATTCAGGAAGTGCATTTAAAAAAGATTCTAAAGCAAGAATGACTTTGTGTCAAGGAAGTAATTCTACGGCATTAACTGATTTACAAGAATATTTTAATCCAAATGGTGCGGTTGGTAAAATACAAACAAGCGGTTCTGCAACTCTATTCACAACAAGTTCTGATTATAGATTAAAAGAAGATTTAAAAAGTTTTAGTGGGTTAGAGGTGATAAGTAAAATACCTGTATATGATTTTAAATGGAAAATAAGTAATGAAAGAGGCTATGGGGTTATGGCACATGAGCTTCAAGAAGTTTTACCTCAAGCTGTTGGTGGTGATAAAGATTATGAAAAAGACCATGTGGTTAAAGAGGCAAAATATGATGATGATCATAATTTAATTAAAGAAGCTGAATATGGCAAAAGGCCATCATACCAAACTGTTGACTATTCTAAAATAGTTCCCTTACTAGTTAAGTCAATACAAGAACTAAAAGCAGAAATAGAATTATTAAAAAATAAATAATTATCTTTGTAAAAATATTAAACTATGGCAAATTTTTATAAATGGACAATAAATCAAATGAACGCCCGTATAGAAGAAGATGGGAATCAAAACGTAATCTACACAGTACATTGGACGTATACCGCACAAGACGACAAAGACTCGCAATACACCGCTAGTCAAATAGGAACTTACTCTTTACAGTACGATCCATCAACACCTTTTGTTCCTTACGCTGATGACGAAGGATTTGAGAATGTGGTTATTAGCTGGTTAAAAGCAGGGCTACCTGTAAGTGATATGGAAGCAAGTTTATCTAAGCAAATAGATTTAGAGAAGCATCCTATTGATGAGGATTTATACTTTACATGGGATAACCCAGTTCCTCCAGCACCGCCTGAAGAATAGTAATATATTTACTATATTTACATAAATAAAATTAACATTAAAAATAAATTAAAATGAGTGAAATTAAATTAACTGAAGACGAATTAAAAAAAATTCAAGAACTAAACCAAGACTTTACTAAAGCTAAACTAGAGATTGCTGATAATGTATTAAGACAGCAAATGAATCTAAAAGCTTTAGAAGACTTAAGAGGTGCGTTTGGTATTGAAGAGAAAAAATTAGCGGAGAAATATGGACAAGATGCTGTTATTGATTTAGCAACAGGTATTGTCACTAAAAAACCGCAAGCAGTAGAAGCGGAACCTATAAAATAAAACAATGGCTAGAATAAGTAATACCACAGCGTACTCAAGTATAATTCCTACACTGCCGGATTACTTTGTGCTAACTGATGCAGAAAACAATTTAAACACTAAAACTTGTACGTTAGAAAACTTACAGACTTTGTTTGGTTTAAATACTACGTCTGTTACAATAGCTATTCCAGAAACGTATTTAAAAGTAATTGCAGCACAACCATACACATTGCTAGCTCCTCCTGGAGACGGTTATGTGTATGATGTTAGCCAGATTGTAAGTTTAATCATTCCAGGGTCAACTCCTTATAATTTTGTAAACACTTTAAATATAACGCAAGGCGCTATTCAAGAGCCGTTGCCACTACTTTTATTAAATGCTGCAAGTAAAAAAGTATATAAAAATGATCCTTCACCTGCTGAGTTTATTACAGAAAACGCAGGAATAACTTTAGGTGGGTTGGCTAGTCCAAGCGAAGGAAATGGAACTTTATATATAAATATTACATACAGAAAGCTAAAATTAGATTCTACATTTTAATTAAATGGACATTAGAAAGATTTCAATAGGAGCAGACTATAAGTCTGGAGCTATGCACTATATAACAGGGCAAGATGTACTTGGGGGATCTTATGTAATTCATTTAATACAACACGACGCATCTTCAAAATCATATAAAATCTGGATAGAAAAAAATCAAGAAATTCTTATATGGAAAGAGTTTAAAACTACAATGCCTATCTCTTTAGAATATAATATAAACTTTTAATGCAATCACCATTCTCATTTATCGTACGTCCTGTAAATGGTACTAGGTATGATAACGTAAAGAAAATAGGCGACTTAGATTTTTTAATTAGCGTATCTAAAGAAGATCACAAAACAGCTAATCGCTATGCGCAGGTGGTGTCAACTCCAATAAATTATTCAGGAGATGTTAATACAGGAGATATACTTTTAGTACATCATAATGTTTTTAAATATTACAATGACATGTATGGGCGTGAGAAAAGTGGTAAAAGCTTTTTCAAAGATGATTTATTCTTTATTGACTTTGATCAATTTTTTTTGTATTATAATAAAGAAGAGTGGAAAAGCCATTCTAAATATTGTTTTATAAAACCTATTCCGCCAAAAAAATCTTTTTTAGGAAAGACTGGTAAAGAAGAACCTTTAATGGGTATTGTAAAATATAATAACAAAGAGTTAAAAAACTTAGGTGTAAGGGTGGGAGACGAAGTGTCTTTTACTCCAGAGTCAGAGTATGAGTTTTATGTAGAAGATGAAAAGCTATATAGAATGTTTACAGATAACATAACTATGATTATGTAATGAATACAAAAGAAATTAAAGAACAAATCATAAAGGCCGGTGAAAAGGCTGTTATACAACTAATCAAAGTAGCAAAAGAAGATATTATTAAATATGATAAGGATGATGAGCTGGCGGCGGATAGATTAAAGAATGCGGCAGCTACAAAAAAACTAGCCATCTTTGATGCTTTTGAAATCTTAAAACGTATAGAAGACGAAAAGCAATTACTAGAGGGTATAGATGTAACTAAAAATAACACACCTAAAGGATTTGCTGAATCAAGATCTAAATAACTTATATACTACACTAACTAGAGTAGTTCCAAAAAATGTTTTATCTACAAAAAATAAAGCAAGAACTTGGGTTTATGGTTATAACGAAAAATATAATTTTGTTGTTATATCTAAATCAGGTCAAATAGGTGATGTTATAGAAATAAATGGCCTGCATATTGCGCTACCAAAACCTCCTACAAAAGTATACTCAAGGTCAAAAAAGAAAGAAGATCAGTATTGGGAAGCGTCTGAAATAAGTAAAGAACTAAAAAGAATACAGTCAATATTTCAGTGGCATGAAGCGCCAATACAATTCAAAAACAAATGGGTGGATTATATCGAGCAAGAGTTTGATAAAAGAGAAGAGGGTTTTTGGTTTATGAATAACGGGGTTCCTACTTACATTACAGGAACACATTACATGTATTTACAATGGACAAAGATTGACGTTGGCCATCCAGACTTTAGAGAAGCAAATCGTTTGTTCTATATATTCTGGGAGGCATGCAAGGCTGATAAAAGAAGTTTTGGTATGTGTTACTTAAAAATAAGACGTTCAGGATTTTCATTTATGAGCTCGTGTGAGGGCGTGAATACGGCTACAATCACTAAAGATTCTAGAATAGGTATACTATCAAAAACTGGTGCGGATGCAAAGAAGATGTTTACTGACAAGATAGTACCTATATCAAACAACTATCCTTTCTTTTTTAAGCCTATACAAGATGGTATGGATAAGCCTAAAACAGAATTAGCTTATAGAGTTCCAGCTTCTAAGATTACTAAAAAGAATATGTATACAGTAAGTGAAGAGGAGCTTGAGGGATTAGATACAACAATTGACTGGAAGAACACATCTGATAACAGTTATGATGGTGAAAAATTACAACTATTAATACATGATGAAAGCGGTAAATGGGAGAGGCCAGAAAATATATTAAATAACTGGCGTGTTACTAAAACATGTTTAAGATTGGGTAGTAAAGTTATAGGTAAGTGTATGATGGGATCTACATCAAATGCGTTAGATAAAGGTGGTAGAAATTTTAAAGATTTATTTGAGTCATCTGATTGCAGAAACAGAAACTCTAACGGACAAACAAAAAGCGGTTTATATAATCTGTTTATTCCTATGGAGTGGAATATGGAAGGGTTTATTGACATGTATGGCATGCCTGTATTCAAAAATCCTGACAAGCCTGTTAAAGGAATAGACAAAGAACCTATTAAACAAGGTGCTGTAGACTACTGGAGCAATGAGGTTGAATCATTAACTTCTGATCCTGATGCTTTAAATGAATTTTATAGACAGTTTCCAAGAACAGAATCACATGCCTTTAGAGATGAAAGCAAACAGTCGTTGTTTAATTTAACTAAAATATACCAACAAATAGATTATAATGACTCTATAAACATGGGGCATTTTATGACACAAGGATCTTTTCATTGGAAAGATGGTATAAAAGATTCTAAGGTAATCTGGAGCCCAAATAAAAGAGGTAGATTTTTTGTAACTTACATCCCTAAAGCTTCTCTTCAAAACAATGTGATTACGAAGGGTGGAAAGATGTATCCAGGGAATGAACATATTGGATCGTTTGGCTGTGACTCTTATGATATTTCAGGAGTTGTAGTAGGTAAAGGTTCTAACGGAGCTTTACATGGGCAGACAAAATTTAATATGGATGATGCGCCTAGTAATGAATTCTTTTTAGAATATATTGCCAGACCTCAAACCGCTGAGATATTTTTTGAAGAAGTTTTAATGGCGTGTATATTTTATGGCATGCCAATATTATGTGAAAATAATAAACCTCGTTTATTGTATCATTTTAAAAATAGAGGATACCGAGGCTTTTGTTTAAACAGACCGGATAAAACTTATAATAAGTTATCTAAGACTGAAAGAGAATTAGGAGGTATTCCAAATTCATCTGAAGATGTTAAGCAATCTCACGCCTCAGCGATTGAGTCGTATATTGAGAAATATGTAGGATTAGATTTTGAAGGAGATTATAGAGAAAAAGACGATATAGGTAGTATGTATTTTCAAAGAACACTAGAAGACTGGGCTAAATTTGACATAACAAACAGAACAAAGTTTGATGCTGCAATTAGTTCTGGTTTAGCAATTATGGCAAATCAAAAACACTTGTATACACCCGTTCAAAAACAATCAAAAATAAGCATTAACTTTGCAAGATATAACAACAAGAACTCAGTAAGTCAATTACTTAATAAATGAAAGAAGTAACAATAGATATACAGGCTGCTGCATTTCCAGATCAATTTGTTTCTGACGCTACAAAAGACACTGTAGAGTATGGATTACAAATAGGTCAAGCAATACAATACGAATGGTTTAGAAGAGACAGCGGCTCATGTAGATTTTATAGTCAATGGAGCGAGTTCATGCGATTACGTTTGTATGCTAGAGGAGAGCAATCCGTAGCAAAATACAAAAATGAATTAGCAATAGATGGCGACTTAAGTTATCTCAATTTAGATTGGTCACCCGTACCTATAATCCCAAAGTTTGTCGACATCGTAGTAAACGGAATGTCCGACAGACTTTTTAAAGTTAAGGCCTACGCTGAGGACGCATTGTCTGCTGAGAAAAGAAATGAATTTCAAGAAATGATTGAAGGCGAAGTTTTAGCTAAACCATTATTTCAGCAAATAGATAACGATTTTGGTATAAATGTATTTCAAACTAACGAAGAGGAGCTTCCGGAAAGTGACGAAGAAATGGAGTTGTTTATGAATATGAAATACAAGCCTGCTATTGAAATTGCTCAAGAAGAAGCAATTGATACATTGATGGCCGAAAATCATTATAATGACATTAGAAGTAGGGTTGATTATGATCTTACAACAATAGGAATAGGAATTACAAAACATGAATTTTTACCAGGTTCTGGTGTGAAACTAGATTATGTAGATCCAGCTAACGTTGTTTATAGTTATACGGAAGATCCGTATTTTAAAGATTGTTTTTATTGGGGAGAAATTAAAACAGTTCCAATGACGGAGCTAATTAAGATTGATCCAGATTTAACAAACGAAGACTTAAACCAAATAGCTAAATACAGTCAATCGTGGTATAATTATTTTAATACGGCGCAGTTTTATGAAAACAGCATGTTCTACAGGGACACTGCAACATTGATGTATTTCAATTATAAAACAACACATTCATTTGTTTATAAAAGAAAAAAATTAGCAGACGGATCATATAAGACGGTTGAAAAAGACGATCAGTTTAATCCTCCTCAAGAAATGATGGATGAAGGTAAGTTTGAAAAGGTAACTAAACGAATTGATGTATGGTATGATGGTGTTATGGTTATGGGAACTAATATTATTTTGCAATGGAAACTTGCAGAAAACATGGTAAGACCTAAATCCTCTAACCAGTATGCAATGCCAAATTATGTGGCAGCAGCGCCTAGAATGTACAAAGGATCTTTAGAGTCTTTAGTTAGAAGAATGATTCCGTTTGCAGATTTAATACAAATGACACACCTTAAAATTCAACAAGTGGTATCAAGAGTTGTGCCAGACGGTGTGTTTATTGATGCAGATGGTTTAAACGAAGTTGATTTAGGAACAGGAAACGCATATAATCCTGAAGATGCATTGCGTTTATATTTCCAAACAGGTAGTGTAGTCGGTAGGAGTTATACCCAAGATGGTGAATTTAATAACGCTAGAGTGCCAATACAACAATTAACGTCTAATAGTGGTGCTAGTAAAATGCAAATGCTTATTGCAAACTATAATCATTATTTAGATATGATTAGAGCAGTAACTGGATTAAATGAAGCTAGAGACGGATCAACACCAGATCCTAATTCTTTAGTAGGTGTTCAAAAATTAGCAGCTTTAAATTCTAATACAGCAACTAGGCATGTGCTTCAAGGCAGTTTATATATAACAAGAACAATTGCTGAGTGTTTATCAATAAGAACAGCAGATATATTAGAGTATGCAGATTTTAAAGATGAGTTTGCTATGCAGATTGGAAAGTATAATTTAAAAATACTAGAAGATATAAAACATTTGTATTTGTATGACTTTGGTATTTTTATAGAAATGGCTCCTGACGAAGAGCAGAAAGCAATGCTCGAACAAAATATTCAAATGGCGTTATCTCAAAAAGATATAAATCTAGAAGATGCTATTGATATACGAGAAATTAGTAATTTAAAAATGGCTAATCAACTTTTAAAATTAAAGCGTAAGAAAAAACAAGAAGCTGAACAACAACAGAGACAACAAGAACAACAAATGCAAGCACAAATGCAAATGCAAGCGCAGCAAGCTAAATCTCAAGGTGAAATGCAGAAAATAC